AATTGCTGCATCTGGAATAAACACAACTACTAATAGAATTACATCAAATGATCATAGATTGGTCACAGGTGATAGGATATTATATTATGGTGCAAATTTACCAGATGGTATTACTCAAAAAGAGTACTATGTTGTTAGAATAGATGATAATACAATATCTCTTACAAATACTTTTGCGGAAACAACAGGTGTACCAACACTTGTCAATATAACAAGTCAAGGTGGATCTGGACAGACAATTAACCCTATAAATCCTCAGTTAAGACCTTTCAAGAATAATGATTTAGTCTTTGACATGAGTGATCCTAGTCTATCAGGATATCAACTAAAATTCTACTATGATACAAATTATTTCAATGAGTTTGTCGGATCTGCCACAACTGATACATTTGAGGTTATTGGTGTAAGCACATTATCAACTGTTGGTATTGGATCTACTATACCTACCTTTGACAACCCATTCCACCCAACTACAGTTCTTAAATACTCAGATACTTCACCAGAATTAATATTCTACAATATATTTGGTGCTAGTGGTGTAGCAACTACTAAAAATACTGGTGTAGTCAATCAAGGTCAAATTAAGTATGTTGATAGTGGATACACAGGTAAATTTAACATAGTAGGTGTATCAAACACTGAATTTAAAGTCAATCTAAGATTTGCTCCTGAGTCTTTACAATATTCAGATTCTGACTGTGATCAATTATCATATACAACAAAATCACCAACTGCTAATGGTGGTATATCGTCAATTAGCATTCTTAACCGAGGATTGAACTATCAGTCAATTCCTGGCATCAGTAGTGTTGCAGGATCTGGTTCTAATGCAATATTGATTGCAGAGTCTGTAGATATTAACAGATTAGCAGAAGTATCTGTTCCTGACGATGTTTTTGGTTATCCTTCTGATAATACACTAAAACCAGATGCTTTCATACCTAGAGTTCTTACTATTGCTGATTACTCAACTATTGTAGATGTTAGAGTATCATTTGGTGGTAGAGCATATCTTACCGCACCTCAACTTGTTATTTTTGATAAGTTAACAGGTGAAGTTGTAGAAAGTGGACTTATTACTTGTGAGTTGAGTGATTCTGCTGTTACACAGGCAACTGTTAGTGTGCCACCTTCGGGATTGTCTGAAAACGAGTTTGGAGTAGCACCTGTAAGAAATAGTAATGGTATTGCTGTACTAGAAGCGTTTGGTGAAGCAGGTGTATTGACATGTAAGATATCTACTCCAATTTTAGGATATAAGAAAGAACCTCTTGCAATAGGTGATTCTGTATTCTTAGAGGGTATTACATCATATGATGGCACTGGATATAACTCTGCAGATTATAAATTTACACCATTCAGAGTTGCTGACTATAATAATGCAACAAACCCAAGACAGGTTACTTTTGATTATGCAGGAATTACTACAAATCCTGGCATAGGTGCAACTGCAATCTATGGATTTGGTAATATAACTAAGTTTGGTAATCTTGCAACATTTGAGGTTACTAAAGGATTCTCATCATTTGTCCAAAATGAGAGATTTAAGAGAAATACCAATCCTCTTGCTGATGTTAGATTAGACTTCGTAAATGTCAATACAGCAAATATTATTGTTAGTGGTTCTGAAGATTTAGAGGTTGGAGACATATTAGTTGGTAAATTAAGTGGATCATCTGCTAGAATTACTGGAGTAGAAGAATTTGATGGTAATTTCAATATTCAATCATCTGTTAAAACAACAGTTGGTTGGAGAGACAATGTTGGATTAATTAACGATACAAACCAAGTATTACCAGATAATGACTATTATCAAAACTTATCTTATGCTATTGAGAGTCCTAAGACATATGAAGACTTAATTACCTATGTAAACGATATTGTTCACCCATCAGGTCTTAAAAACTTTGCTAATACTGAAATTATAACAGATGCAAACTTGCCAGGTTACAAAGCTGTTGGAGAAACATTCCAACCTGCTGAAGATAAAGGTGGTTTAGTATTAGACTTTATCAATGAACCACTCAGAGTGGATGCAATATACCCATATGACTTAGCAAGAGATTTCCAAGCAGAGGGTAATATATCTAAATTTGTAGAACTTAGAAGCACTAGATTAGCAGACTTTATACTAAACAAAACAAATAGAGTATTGATGCATGATGATATCAGTCCTCAGTTTGTTTCTAACGATTCTAACGATTTAAGTCCATTTAGAATTGTTGCTAGTTATCCTTCTCCAAGAAAATTCCAAAGATTCTTTACTCAAACTGTTCATCAGGCAGAGGATCCTTCTAAGAACCAGTATCAGTTAAATGAGTTTATTTCAGTAACTGTTGGTGGAGATACATTCTTACTACAAAAATATGAAGCTAAGAATTACGATCAACTAGGTTTCACTACAAGTTATGTTCAGTTTGACACAGATTTCTATGGATCAACAACAAGTCTATTGATTAGACCTAATGAACCATTTGATACTGACTATGATGTTAAAACTTTCCAATCAAACTTCTCTGACACTGTTGGAGTAGGAACTACTGTATTTGGTAAAATTAGATTAGAATCATCAGTTAGCACAGTGGGTGGAGCAAATACACTAGGAGTTGCTCTCACAACTAATGTTATTGGTGTTTCTACACTAACAACTCAAGCTGCTGTACTGCAATTTGTTGTAAGTGACCTAACAACTAGTCAAGTTGATTACTTTGAATATGCAGCAATGCATAATGGTTCTGACACATATCTAACAGAATTAGCAGCATTTAACTCAAAACAAAATCTAAGTGGTTTATCCTCACCTGAGTTTATTGGAACTATAACTTCTCAGATAGATGGTGGTTTATTAAAGTTTGATTTTGAAAATGGAAGTCAGAATACAGTCGAAGTTAAGTCTAAAATGATTGCTGTAGATCCTGTTGGTTTAGGAACTACAACTTACAGATTTAAGAACTCTATATTTGACCCAGATGGAACTGAAAGATCTGCTAGAATAGAAACTGTAAGTCAAGCAAAAGCAGGTATCGCTACCGTTTGCGGTATTGCTAGTATTAGAGATCTATCTGTTAAGTCAACAGTTCATGTTGCAATCGGTGATACTCAAGCAATACAACAAATTTACCTATTAACTGATCCTTATAATCAACAAAACTTTATAACTGAGTTCCCATTAGCATCAATTGGTGCTACAATGGGAATAGGTACATTTGGATCTACATATAGACCTGACGGTCAAATCAATCTTGAGTTCCATCCATCTGTTTCTGGTATAGTTAGTGTTACTTCGTTTAACGAAATCTTCTATCTCAATAAAGATCCTAACGGTACTTTAGAAGGTATTGGTGAACTTACCTATGGATCTGCTTTTGAGAGCGTTGCACAAGCAGTATACTTAGGAATAAACAACAGAGATAGTAGATCATTTGCGATAACACATCAGGGTACTCCAATATATGCACAAGAAACCAACCCTGCTGATCCTAATGCTCTTATTAGAGATACAGGTACATTTAAACAAAAGCACTTCTTCCAGACTTGTGAGCAACTAATATACAAACCAGACTCAAACCTAATAGGTATTGGCGGTACTGCTCTAGTATATCAGACAGGTGCAGGTGTAACTGGATATCTTCCTGACCTTGTTTACGCAATAAGAGATAATGACGAAGAATATAGAATAGCATTAACTAAAAATGACGCAATAGCTGGTACTGCTGTTACCTTCTTACCTAACACAGGTGCGGGTAATAAGCACAGATTCTCAATGGCAAAGAGAGATTCTAAGACAATGGTAAGTATTAGCGGTCTTGTACAGAAACCAATTGCTTTCACATCAGTCAATTATGAACTAGATGTTCCTGTTGCAGGATTTGTTACCGCATTTGTACTAAGTGGTATAGGATCTATTCTATCTGGAGATCTTATTAGAATAGAAGATGAATATGCTATTGTAAGGAATGTTGGTTTAGGTACAACCAGTTTAGGTCCTGCGGTCGGTATAGGAACTTGGAGTCTAGTTGAAGTGGAAAGAGGTGCAGTTGGAACTGCTGCTACTCCACACGCTGCAGGAGAACCTGCTAGGATCTTTAGAGGGTCATATCAGATATTAGATAGTAATATACATTTCACACAAGCACCTCTTGGTGGAGACTTAGGTATAGTTAATCCAAATAACTTACCATATCCTAGAGCAACATTTGGTGGAAGAACATTCTTAAGACAAGATTATCTTAAAAACCAATTGTTTGATGATATATCTAACTCATTTGACGGATTAGAAACTACCTATCCATTAACATCTACAGGTGCTGCTGTTACTGGTATTGGTACAACAGGTGGTAACGGTGTATTATTCATCAATAATATATTCCAAGCACCATTTAGTGAGAACAACCCAGATGCTAACTTTAAGATTATTGAACAGGCAGGTATTAGTTCTGTACAATTTACTGGTGTTAGTTCGCAAGGATTCTCGACACCGATAATAGACATTGGTGATGTCAATGAAAATCAATTACCGAGAGGTGGAATTATTATATCCGCAGGATCTACGCCAGGTAGAGGATATGCTCCATTCATAGGTGCAAAAGTATTCCCTGAGATAGATTCAAATGGTAATATTACAAATATTGTTGGAGTTCCTACTGTAGAGGGCACAGGATTCCAGATTAGCACCGCAAACTATGACAATGTAACAGGTATATTGTCAGTAACAACCGCAACAAATCATGGTTTAACTATTGATGATCAAATAAAACTTGTTGGATTATACTTTACATGTCCTAAAGATGATGTAGGAACTCCTACAAACTTTGTGTACAATCCTGCAACTGGCATATCAACAGTTACTCTACCTAATCATGGATTATCAAATGGAGATGCAATTAGTTTCAGAGCTAACTCATTGACTCTCAGTTGTACAATGGGAACTGGTAATAAGACATATCCTCGTCCAACTGATCCTCTTGCAGGTAATGGTCAATATCTAACGGTGTCTAATGTCACTACAAACACCTTCAGAGTTAATGTAGGTGCTGCAGGTAGTAATGTTTACTGGAACCCTACAGACGCAGACTACGATCCTAACGCAGGTATCATGACAGTGACCATTGGTACACATGATCTATATGTTGGTAAAGGTGTTGTAATACCTGACAACTCATTCTCATTTACATGTGCTCAAGATGGTAATACTTCTGTTAAGACATATCCTCGTGCTACCGACCCTGTATCGGGTGCATCTATTGATGTTGTCGCAGTTGGAACAGCAACAGCAAATATATCTACCGCAATTTACGATCCTACAGCAGGTATTTTGACAGCAACATCCGCAGGTCATAATCTCATGGTAGGTAATAGAATACAAATTGCGGGTAATTCTCTAACATTTACATGTAGTAAAGACAATCACGCAACTTATCACCCATATCCTAGACTAGGTGACCCAATAAGAGATAAATGGGTTGCGGTAGCAAGCACAACAGTTAATACATTTTCTATTGATGTGGGATCATCTAGCGGATTGTATCCTCATTATGATGCAAGTGAACATAGACTTTACTCTGTTGCTACGGGTGCGTTGATAAAACAAACGGGAACCATTGATCTTAATGTCGGTACAGGAGGAACTGGTACATCTGCACATACTTTTGTTAGTGCTGCTACAAGTTCAGTTCAGCATCTACCACAATCTGCACATACATTTGTATCAGCAGCAACAAACGCTGTTCAAACTCTTAACTATGTTGGTGTTACAACTAACATCTTCCCTGATTATGATCAGTCCACTGACATAACACAGATTGTATCACCGACAATATTCAACACTTTTGTAGGACCTAGCACTATACCTCACATATACAATGGTGGTGGATCACCATACGCATTTAAGTATTTGGATGATCTAACATTTGGTTCTGGATATAATCAACTTTTAGGTACAGTATCAATAGGTGTATCTGATTCAGTAGGTACAGGAGCAACTATAACAGCGACTGTAGGTGCAGGTGGTTCATTAATCTTCAGTATTGGTGCTGCAGGAACTGATTACTCTAGTAACACAGAATTATTTGCTCCTGATCCTAACGGAGGTAATTTAGGAATACAAGGTCTTTACAGACTTGGACTAGGAAATACAACAACTACAGGTGTAGGTGCTTCTATTACAGTTGATATAATTGGAGTCAGCACTAATACAGGTGTGGGTGCTACATTATTTGAAGTAAAAGAATGGGAATTCAGTAAACCTGGTTATGGATTCAAGATAGGTGATAAATTCACATTAGCTGGGTTATCAACTGATCCTACTGCAGGTGATGAGTTTGAACCATTTGAAATAGAAGTTCTCAATATATTCAATGATGATATTTCTGCATATCAATTTGGTCAGTTAGATTATATTGACAATATCAAACCATTCCAAAATGGAAGAGATAAGAGATTCCCACTTTACTATGAGAACCAACTAGTAAGTTTTGAGAAAGATTTAGATGATCCACAATCTAGACTTATACAGTTAGATGCTGTTCTTTTAATATTTGTAAATGGTGTGCTTCAAGAACCTGGCATAAACTATGAGTTTAACGGAGGAACATCAATATCATTTGATGCTGCACCAACATCAGAGGATGATATATTCATATTCTTCTATAGAGGAACAGTTGGTCAAGATAGTTTTATATTTGATGTTAATGAAACTATTAAAGAAGGTGATATAATAGAATTATTCAAGAGTGCAGAACTCGAACTCAATAATGTTGTTAAAGATACAACTAATTTTGCACAAAGAGATGAAAGAATAATTCAAAGAATTGCAACAGCATCTATTGTTGAAACACCATTCTATCAAGGTAGTGGTGTTAATAATAATGATTTCAAACCACTAAGATGGAATAAACAAAAACAAGATATTGAGTATGGTGGTGGATTAATTTCTAAAGCAAGAGATCAAAGTGAGGCACAAATAACACCTATTTGTAATGTCATAGCATCTATTGCTTCTACTGACACATTCTTGTTTACTAATCATACAGAAAGATTTAGAGATCTTGATGGCAACTTAGCAGATCCATTTAGTTTGTTCGTACAAGCTGCTAATGTAGGATTTGGAACTACTGCACAGGCAGGTGTTAACTATGAGGTTTGGGGTGATGTTACACCTGACAATAATAATGTTAAAGGTTATATTGGTCTTATTACTGGTATAACAACATCAGCAGGTATTGGAACTGATCTTGGTCTTGTATTACAGTTAGATACTAACAATCTAATTAATGAATTTAACTCATCTTATGTACAAGACCTAGAGGCAGGTTATCCAATCCAAGTTTATGGATCAGGAATACAACCTGTTGCAGGTGTGATTACAAGTATTGATAGTCATGATTCCGATATAGTCGGTATCAGCACCTTTGATGTGGACAATATATACTATGTCTCTGCTATATCTTGGGATGGTAGTTCTAGAACAGGTGTTATTACATGTAACATACACTCTGGAACTGATGTAAGTGGACTGGTTGGTGTTGGTTCAACACTGCATCCTGCAGCAAGATTAACATGGGGAAAATTCTCTGGAGCGTTAAGAAGCGTTGCATATCCTCTTGGTATATCTGTCAAAGGTTTGAATTACAATCAAGACCTAGACGAATGGCCAACCGCCAAGCGTATGAACATTGGGTTGCGTAATACTGGAGCACTCAATAAAACCTTATAAATATCAAAATAGTAAGACCCTTTTTATAGAATATTGCAATGGCAGCAATTATAACCGATCAATTTAGGATTATCAACGCTAACAACTTTATGAAAGATGTTACTAGCGGTGATAACTCTTACTATGCTTTTCTTGGATTAGCAAATCCTACAGTATCGGGATTCGGACGCACAGATACTTGGAATAGCACAACTATTCAACCGCCATCACCTGTAGATAGTATTAACTATAATAACCATGTATATGATACTATGCTTTTTGGAAGGAAAGTATTTCCTGGTGATGTAAGAAGATTAATTAGAAAAGTAAGTTGGACTAAAGGTACATCATACGACATGTATCGTCATGATTATAGCACAACTAATCGTTCTTTGGTATCTAACTCTAGTAGATTATATTCAGCAAATTATTATGTTATGAATAAAGACTTTAGAGTCTATGTTTGTATCAATAATGGATCTGCGGGTATAACTACGATTGCTAGTGCGTCATTAGATGAACCAGGTTTTACAGATTTGGAACCATCTGCTGCAGGTGTAAGTGGTGATGGTTATCTCTGGAAGTATATGTTTACAGTTCCTCCTGCGGATATTGTAAAATTTGACTCTACTGAATATGTTGCTGTTCCTAACGATTGGGAAACAACTATTGATGCAGATGTAAAGGTTGTTAGAGATAATGGTGACTCAACTGTTAATAATAATCAAATTAAGGTTGTATCCATAGATAATCCTGGCAGAGGATATAATTTCCTTTCTAGTCCTATAGAAGTTGATATATTAGGTGATGGGTCTGGAGGAAAAGTAAGAATCTTAACCAATACAAACGGTGAGATTATACAAGCACAAGTAACTCAAGGGGGACAAGGTTACAGTTATGGGCGTGTTGATCTATCTACTATTAATTCTAATGCTACGACTTTTGCAAAGTTAACACCTATTATACCACCAAGTTTAGGTCATGGGTTTAACGCATACAAAGAATTAGGAACTGATAAAGTTTTAATATACACTAGATTTGATGCATCTTCTTATGATTTTGTACCTGATACGATATTTGGTCAAGTTGGATTAGTTAGAAATCCTCAAGCAGTTGGTGCTTCTGGAACTACCTTCTTACAAACATCAGAATTTTCTGCATTAAAATCAATCAAGTTTACAGGAGATACATCACAAACTCTTGGTATTGGTACAGTTATAGAACAAAATATAACTGGTGTAGGAACTGCTAGGGGTTATGTTGCTTCTTATGATATTGACACGCAAGTAATTAAATATTTCCAAGATAGAACATTATCATTTAACCAACAATCATATGATCAGACTGATAGTAATGATGTTGCTAATCAAACTCCAGTATTAGAATTTACATCAACTGCAAATGCTATTACTAGTACCGCATTCAGTGTTAATGTGGATACAACCTTCAGTGGCATATCTACTGTTACTCCTGCAGGTAGAACTGTTGATTTAGGAGTTCAATTTACAAATGGGATTGCCGATGCTGAGATAAATAAACGCAGCGGTGATTTAATTTATCTTGACAATAGACCCTCTATTACAAGAAATGAGCGTCAAAAAGAAGACATTAAAATCGTATTAGAGTTCTAAGAAGATGCCACAACAGACCAACCTCAACATAAGTCCTTATTACGACGACTTTGACAGAACCAAGAATTTTCATAGAGTTCTATTTAAACCAGGATTTCCTGTTCAAGCTCGTGAACTTACGACTATGCAGTCTATTCTGCAGAATCAAGTTGAACAATTTGGTAGTCATATATTTAAAGAAGGATCTGTCGTAGTACCTGGCGGTATTACTTTTGATCCAGAATATTTTGCAGTACAGTTAGACGGAACTCATTTAGGAACTGATGTTGAAGTATATCTAGGTGCACTTAAAGGTAAAAAGATAAAGGGTCAAAGTTCTGGTGTAGTAGCAAAGGTAATTAATTGTATAACTGCATCCGAGTCTAATAATAATAATCCAACAATATATGTAAAATATATCTCACCAGGTCCTAGTGGATCTTTTGATTTCTTCGATAACTCAGAATTACTTATATTAGAGGATTCAGTAACTTATGGTAATACAACATTAAATTTAGGATCTTCTGTAGCATCAACTATTACTGTAGATGCATGCTTAACAGGATCAGCAGCAAGCATAGCAAGTGGTGTTTATTTTGTAAGAGGTAGTTTTGTTAGAGTTAACGAACAGACACTTATATTAGATCAATATACAAATGATAGCACATACAGAGTAGGTTTGCAAGTTGTTGAGACTGAGGTTGCTGCAAAAGAAGATAACTCTCTATATGATAATGCAAAAGGATTTTCTAACTTTGCTGCACCAGGCGCTGACAGATTAAAGATAGAATTAATTCTTGCTAAAAAACCAATAACTGATTTTGATGATACTGATTTTATAGAAGTTGTTAGAGTCAGAGAAGGAACTATTGAGAAAGAAAATAATAACAACTCACAATATAATTTAATTTTAGATTATCTTGCAAAAAGAACACATGATGAATCTGGAGATTATGCACTAAAACCATTCATAGTTGATGTACAAGAAAGTTTAAATGATCGTCAAGGAAGTGGTGGTGTTTATTTTGAAAATGAAGTTACAAGAGAAGGAAGAGAACCAAATGATGATATAACTGCTATTAAAATATCACCAGGTACTGCATATGTAAAAGGATATGAATTTTCTACACAAGGAGAAATAATTGACTGCCCTAAAGCAAGATTTTTAACAGAAGAATTTATTGAGCAGTCATTTACATTTAGATTAGGAAATAAACTTATAGTACAGGATGTAAATGGTAATCCTACACAAGGGTCAAAAATTGATTTACAAAGTGGTATTAGTAGTTCTATAATTGGATCTGCAAAGGTATATAATTTTGCATTGTCAGATGCAAAGTATGAAGATAATTCAACTGAGTTTGATTTACATTTATTTGATGTACAATTATTCAATACCATAGAATTAAGCGACAATACTACATGGCCAAAATCAGTTACTCTTGAAGGTGCTGAGAGTGGTGCTAGAGGTATCACTGTTGCTGCAGGAACAGCTAGTAGTTCTGTAACAGTACAAAATGTATCTGGTAGATTTTTAGATGGAGAGCAAATTATATTTACTAATGACTACAATCTAACAAGATCTGCAGACAAAGTAATTAGATATGATATTAACAATGTAGAGAATCTATCACAAACTGGATTCTATGCTAAGAAAAAATTATTTAATGTTCTACCTGTAGGATTTGATAAGACTGATCCTGTACAGATTGCCACTAACGGAACTGTCACATGTCCTGGCAAAACATTTGAAGTATTCAAACCTAATCAGATTATAACATATACAGTACCTGCTGCATCTTTACCTAGTCGTAATGTTGTAACTGAAGTTGCTGCAGATGGCAGCTCTATGAAACTAGCTGCACTAACATCAGTTCCACAAATATATGATGGATCTTTACCTAGCGGTACATACACAGGTGCAATATTCTTAGGTCAACAACAGTTATCTAAAGAAGATAATTCTGGTTTATATCTACCACTTCCTAAAGCACCTATTGGTGAAGTAGATCTTACTGACGCAGAATTATTATTAAGTGATCAGGTAACAAATGAATCAACAGATGCTAATGGAGTATTAGTTGTAAACACTAGTGCTTTGAATCTTAATGATGTTACTTTTGTAGCATTTGACCAAGAGAGATATCAAGTAACTTATAGTGATGGAACAATTGCAACTATAGACGATTCTCAAGTTGTCATAACAAGTGACACATTAACAATTAATAATTTACAATTCTCAGAGACTGGTATAGAAGTTAATGTAACTGTTGTTAAAAGTAATATTAGAAGTAAAGTAAAAGAATTTAAGAAGAGTCAGTCAGTATCTATAACAAGATCTTCTAATGCTGCATCTGGTTCTAATTCTAATATTAGTCTTAACGATGGATTAACAAATTCAGCATTATATGGTTTAAGAGTACAAGATGCTGATATATCTTTAAATTGTCCTGATGCTGTAAATGTAGTTTGTATCTATGAATCATTAGATGCAAATGCTCCAATATTTGATAAGTTAGCATTTACATCAACTGATCCTATTTTCCAAAATGCTATTGTTGGTGAAAATATAATTGGTGAGACATCAAATGCTGTTGCTAGAATTGTAGAAGTTGATGCAGGTAATAGTAATATTAGTATTGTATATCAAACTCTTGATAAATTTACTCTTCTTGAAAATTTAACATTCAGTGAATCTAATTCTACTGCAGTTTTACAAAATATTATCAATGGTAAGTTTAAAGATATTACCGATAGTTATGTTTTAGATAAAGGTCAGAAAGAACAATATTATGGATATTCCTTTATATCAAGACTCAATGACAATTACATACCAACAAAACAAATTACAGTTATATTTGATAAGTATGACATTCCAGCTACAGATACTGGAGATGTATTTACTGTTGCTAGTTATGATCCAGAAAGATTTACTAAAGATGTACCTGAGATTGGCATAGGTTTGAAGAGAGCAACTGACACTCTTGATTTTAGACCAAGAGTTGCTGCATATGATCCTTCAACTGCAATATACAGTCCATTTGACCCTTGGAATAGAGAGGGTATTCTTAGCACTGCAAGAACATTAACACCAAACGAATCTTCTAAATTTAAGTTTAAACACTATCTTGCCAGAATGGATAAGTTAGTTCTTAAACCTAGTGATGGTATGGTATTGCTTCAAGGTGTTGATCAAGAAGTTCCTCAACCACCTGCTGATCAACCAGATTCTATGACAATAGCAACTATTGTCTGGCCACCATATACATTTGATGTTGAAGATGTACAAGTATTCTTAGTTGATAATCGTAGATACACAATGCGTGACATTGGTGTAATTGAAGATAGAGTGCAGCATCTAGAAAATGTTACAACACTATCTTTCTTAGAACAAAAAATTGAGAATTTACAAATTAAAGATGCTGATGGACTTGATAGATTTAAGAGTGGATTCTTTGCAGACTCATTTAAGAGTAGAGATTTAACTGATCCTGCATCACCTGTTGATATTGATATTAAAAAAGGCATGATGATGCCATTAAAAGATTTCAATTCAATAGATGTTAATCCAGTACCATCATCAGAAGTTCCTCCTGAGCAATTAGATAATGAAGTAGACTATGCTTTGTTAGATGAGAATACTCAGAAAACTGGTAGAATGGTTTCTCTTAAGTATGAAGAAGTACCAATGGTTGAACAGACCTTTGCTACTAGAGTAGAAAACTTAAACCCATTCTTAGTCCACGATTATACAGGTACATTAAAATTAAATCCTACAAGTGATAACTGGATCAACACTGTAAACACAACAGGAGTAACAAAGACTAAAACTATTAGAAGACAAAATGTAGACACTAGAGTTAGTCTAACAGAAATAAATGGTGGATTTGGTGAAGATGCATTAGCATTAACTTCTAGAGACAGTGTTCAAAAAGTTGAGAGAGATGATATTACATCAGAAAATACTTTTATAGAAAGTGAAACATTTGATCCTTTTATAAGATCAAGAAATATAGAATATAGAGCAAGTGGATTAAGACCAAACTCTAGATACTATCAATTCTTTGATGATCAAGGAAATGTAGATGTTGTTCCTAAAATTATAGGTGTTGATAATGTTGTTGGTGCGTTCAGTGTCGGAGAAACAATAACAGCATTAGTCAATGGTGAGACATATCGTTTTAGACTCTGCAGACCAGATCATAAAAAAGGACCTTTCGCTGCTCCCACAAAAACATATCAAGCAAATCCTTTAGATATAAACGAGACATTACCTACAGCATACTCACAGGGTTCTACTGTAATTAATATTGATACTGCAGCACTTGCTCAATCAGCACAGGGAGACTTCTTTGGTTTCCTTCCTGTAGGAACTGTGGTGGCAGGACAGACTAGTGGTGCACAGGCAACAATTAGAAATCTAACATTAAATTCAGATGGATTTGGTGATCTAATTGCTGCTATGTGGATTAGAGATCCATATTCAACACCAGAACCACTTGCAAAAATTAGATCTGGTGAGAGAGAAGTTAAGATTACTACTGACAATAATAACTTAGAAGATGTTAGAGGTGGAACAACTATATCAGATGCATCTGCTATATTCTCTGCAACAGGAACTACAAGAGTTATACAAACTGATGTAAGTGTAACAACATTAGAGACTACAACAATACAAAGAGATGTAACTATTACATTTACTAATAGAACAACTCCACCACCTCCACCACCTCCTGCACCTGTTATAATCAGACAAACGATAGTACAAGAACAACCCGTCTTAGGAAGAAGGAGTCGTTGGAGAAGAAGAAATAGATGGAGGAGAAGACAAAGAAGGAGAAGAGGAAGAAGAGGAAGGAGAGGTGGAAGAGATCCCTTGGCACAATCATTCAGAGTGGGTGAGGATGGAGCATATGTAACATCAGTTGACATATTCTTCGCTGAGGTTGAAGATCCAGCTGTGCCTTGGTGGGTAGAAATAAGAACAATGGAAGTGGGATTACCAACAGAACAATTGGTATCTCCCGATGCTAGAGTTGATTTAGATGCTAGTGAAGCATTTGTGTCTTCTGATGCATCAGTTCCAACTAATGTCAAGTTCCCATGTCCAATATACTTAGAACCTGATACAGAATACTGTTTTGTTGTAGGATCACCTTTCAACACATACGAAGTATTTACAGCAGAGATGGGTCAGACTGCTCTGAACGCACAGCAGTTACCTGCTGCAGCAGGAAATGTTTATAGTAACCAATTCTCAGTTGGTTCTATATTCAAGTCACAGAACGCATCTACATGGACACCATGCCAGTTTGAGGATATGTGCTTCAAACTTTATAGAGCAAACTTCACTGCAGAAGATGCAATAATTACTTTCCAGAATCCTCCAATCAGGGCTAATAATGGAACATTACCTGTATTGAAGAAAAACCCAATTCATACACTTCCTAAGAAAGCAACATTGGGAATTACAACCACTACAAATGCAGGACTTATAGGAACTGTATTTACTGTTGGTAGAACAATTGGAGATGCTTCTGCAACTTATAGATCTGCTATAATTGAGTCTACTGGAGGACCTGTAGATGGAGTGCTTGGCATCAATTCATTTGGTACAAATTATGGTACACCTAATAACAATGCAATCAATACTTATACAATAACAGGAAAAGGTGCAGGTTTGACACTTCATTCTGTGACAGTTGGTACAGGTGCATCACCAATCACAGGTCTAGCTGTATCTGCAACTGGTTCTGGATATCAAGTAGGTGATATTGTTGGTATTGTAACTGCTGACATGAGTGGTTCTGGTTCTGGATGTAGACTCGGTATCAACTCTATCGGTGGATTAGATACTTTATTCCTTACAAATATCCAAGCAGAAGAATTTACTGCAGGAAATAGTGTAACATATAATCATAGTGCAGGAACTGTAATCGACTCAACTCTAGATGTAATAACATATGATGCTACAGGTAGTTTCTTTACAGGTGAATATGCTAAGGTTGATTGTTTCAATCATGGCATGTATGGTTCGGGTAACAAGGTTGTTATCGCAGGAGCAACTCCTGACACTCTACCAACTGTCACATCTACCATAGTTAATTCTACTACGAGTGCTATTGCGATTGGTGACAGTACAGGATTTGATGTGTTTGAGGGAGTACAGGTTAGTGCAGCAAATACAGGATATGCTATAATAAACAGTGAAGTTATTTCTTATACTTCTGTTGGAATAAACACTTTAAGTGGAATTGTTAGAGGAATAGACAATACTCAAGCAATCAACCATGCTCAAGGTTCCACTATACAAAAGTATGAAATATCTGGTGTTGCGTTAAACAAAATTAACAAGACACATGATGTACAGGCACTAGAGAGAAACATGGATAGTTTCTTAATCAAGATTGATAGAGAAGGTAGATCTGTTGACATCTCTGGTATATCTCAACCACAACTATCATTTAATAGTGATGCATTTGTTGGAGGAGAGCATGTTCATTCAACTAGAAACATCATGTTTGATACTATAACACCTCTAATGGATGTGTTGACACCTACTGCTGTTGATGAAGTAAACATGGTTATGAGAACTGTTTCTGGTACAAGTGTAGATGGTAATGAAGTTTCTTTCTCTGATCAAGGATTTGAGGAAGTTATTATTAACAAAGAAACTAAACTACCAAATACAAGAATAATTGCATCTGAGGTTAATGAAAACAACAGATTGACAAACATGTTTAGGAACAAATCAATCACTGCTAGAATGTTTATATCTAACGGTGGTAATCAATTTAGTTCTCCAATGGTTTGTTTAGATACAGCTGCGTTTAAGTTTACATCAAATAGAATTAACAAACCTATTGAAGATGATAATTACGCACATGATCCTAGAGTCAATCGTTTAACAGGAGATCCACACACCTCATACTATCAGTCTAAGGTGATATCAATCAAGAATCCTGCAACATCATTGAAAGTTATAGTTGATGCTTACAGACCTCAAGACTCAGACTTTAGGGTATTGTATAGTTTGGTCAGACCTGATGTTAGTGAAGAAGATCAAAAGTTTGTTCTCTTTCCAGGTTACAAAAACAATATTGATACTACAGGAGATGGTTTTGGAGACACTGCTATTGATCCTAACGAAAATGATGGTCGTGCAGATAAGTTTATCGCATCATCAGACAAATTTGTTGAGTATCAGTTTACTGTCAATGAAGTAGAACCCTTCACAGGATTTGTAATCAAGATAGTAATGAATGGTACAGACACTGCAAGAGTTCCTATCATCAAAAACATCAGAGCATTAGCATTAGCATGATACCCGTAGAAGGACACGAACATCTTTACCGTGATGAAAAAACTGGAGCTATCATCAATCAAGATGACTCCAGTTATCAAACTTATTTACAAATGAAAAAGAAAAAGAAAAAAGATCGTGCAGAAATTGATGAAATGAAAAATGACATCAGTGAAATGAAAAAAATGATTGAATTGTTAGTAAGAAAAACAATCGTTGAAAAATTATGAGAGATCCAAAACAAGAATTTTTAAGATTTCATTATGGTGACGATGCAGTACCAACTAATTTTAGGGATTTAAATGACTTAGAAATCATAAGAAATGATATAGATCGTATGGATAAAAAGTTGTCAGAATTAAAATCTATGTTAACTGAGCTTGTAATAGAGGTAAGGAAGCTAAATACCTTATAGGAAATAGTCGGCATAAAAGATGGCAGTATATGTCTCTAACCTGCAGATTGAATCGGGCTGTGATTTTGAGCATTTATTTGCTCTTGGTGATAATGATAATCAGACCGTCTTAAATCTAGCAGGATTCACAGCAACATCACATCTGCGTAAATGGGCAGGTGCAACAAATTATGTTGCCTTTGCATCGACTGTATCTAGTCCATTAGAGGGTGAAATAAAAATCTCTATGGCAAGCACTGTAACTACCGACATAAAACCTGGTCGTTACCTTTATGATGTTGTTTTGAATGACGGTACACAAAAGGTAAAGGTCGTTGAAGGAATGGTCACTGTTCGAGCAGGGGTAACAAGGTAATGCCATCATTAAGAGTTGGTACTGGCAGCCAAGTAAAGGTAATTGCCAGTGGAGCATTAGGAGGCGGTGGAGGAGGTAAACTCGTTTTACTCTCTGATGTAAACGCTAATAATCTAGGTAACGGTAGTTTCCTAGTGTATGATTCAGCGTCTGCTAAATTCGTAGCACAAACAAATCTACCATCTGTAACTATTGATGGAGGGGAATACTAATGTCAGCAACCATACTGATAAAAAGAACGCAGGGAACATCGCCACCAACCGCAGCACCCGTTGGAACTGGTGTCTCTTTTGGTGAATTAATCTATACATACGATGTTGCCAATGTAGGTGCAGGTAAATCATATAAGAAATTATACATTGGTGATCCAAGTGGCAACACTGCAGCACCAATACCGATTGGTGGTGAATACTATACACAGGTAATAGCAGATAACCCTGCAGATTTTGGTAAACCAGTTGCTAACAAAGCAGTTATTCTTAACTCTGATGCTAAAGTATCAAGTTGGACAGTTGCAACAGATTTACTAGTTGGAGCAGCAGCAACTGTTTCTGGAGATTTGAGTGTTTCTGGCAACTTAAATGTTACTGGAGATTTAGTATATGATGAAGTAACTGGTAGAAATATTAATATTACAGGTGTTGCTACCATTG